GCCGCCGCCGTTACGAGCACTGGTACGGTTGCCGTTGGTGCTAACGCCCTGGCTGCTAACACGAGCGGCGCGGGTAACACGGCTGTTGGTTTCAACGCTGGCCTCGCGATCACAACCGGTAGCAACAACACCATCCTCGGTTTTAACGCCGCAGACAATATCACAACGGGTACTCAGAACACCTTCCTCGGTGCTTGCACAGGTGGCACGGTTGCCATTACTTCTGAAGGCAACACGGCTGTCGGTTTCAGCGCATTGGGTCAGGGCATTACTTCGGGTGCTTACAACGTCGCGGTTGGAACCAACGCTGGCTTGGGGGTAACTTCCGGTGCCATCAATACACTCGTCGGTTTCTCCGCAGGCTCCGCTATCACAACCGGTGGCAGCAACACGCTGGTGGGTCGCTACGCCGGTACCGCTGCTCTGTCGAACAACGTAGTTCTCTCTGACGGCGCTGGAACTATTCGCTTCCAATCCAACGCCTCAGGTGCTATCAGCCTGGGTACTGGCGGTTCTTACGGTACGGCGGGTCAGATTCTCGTCTCCGGTGGTTCTGGTGCTGCACCCACTTGGACCAGCTCTGGTGCAGCTGCTGCCAACTACGGGTCTTTTGTTCGCACAACAACTCAAACAAACGCAGGTGGTGCCAGCGGTAACGCAGTTTCGTACGACACCACATCTTCGGCAAATAACTTCTCGATCGTGAGTGGGTCTCGGATCACGGCAGCGGTGGATGGAACCTACCAGATCTTGGCCAGTTTGCAGGTTCAAAAGACGGATGGTGGCACAGACGACATCAACTTCTGGATCAAAAAGAACGGTGTCAACGAACCAAACTCTGCTTACAACCTAACTCTTCAAGGAAGCGGCGCTGCCCAACTCGGTTACATCAACTGGGTGGTTACTCTGGCCGCTGGGGAGTATGTGGAACTGTGGTGGTACTCCGCAGACGCTAATGCTCGTCTTCTGACCGACCCCGCTGTTGCCCCCTACCCTGCTGTGCCCGCCTCAGGGTTCATTATTCACCCGATGGGCGCCTAACTTATATCACTGGGCACCTTCGGGTGCCCTTTGTTTTGCATAGCAAAACCGGGTAAAAGTTGCTATCGACCGAAAGCGATTTGGAACTTTCAACCTACACACGCATCGAGCAATTCATGTGTGATGCTCTTATCGCATCGCCGCTGATTCCCATCAGCGTAAACGTGTTGCGCTTAGCAGATGCTATTGAGAACGAAGGCGTAGTTCAGCAAACGAATAATATCGTTGTAAGGTACACGGGTGCCAGCAATATTGTAAAAAATCGTATCCCAATGGTGTTTGAGAGAAAACTCAACTTTGAGTGCAATTTCTCTTGTCAAAATTATCTAACTTCCTCGGGTCATGATTTTGCAACTCAGCTGCTGGCGGGGGCTTTCATTACTCTGAATGGTTCTGTTCCTTCCGGAGCCTACGTGCAGGTTTTGGAGCCTTTTGTATGCACCAATGAGCGGTTTACAGGTCTGACGGACGAGTCCCAATACACATACACCCAAGAGTATCAGGTAACGATTGAGGAAGCATTGCCATTCATCGCGTTAGATCCCTGCGTACAACGGGGTGATTGTCGCCAGTTGTTCCCGGGTTTGGGTGTCGAGACTCGGTTACCCCTTGGTGGTGTACTTGATGAGACTACCGGAGACATTTACGTCCCGGCGTACACTTGCGATGGTCAACCTCCGGAAGACTACGACGCTTGTTACGGAGTTCGCTGGTCGAACGAACTAACTCAAAGTGGCGACTGGGTCTTTATTTGCGACTCGAACTGTGTGTTTCTTCAAGATCCACTCGGTCAACCGATTTATCTCCTGTCAAACCGTAGTTACACCGAAGACGGACGCCTCGTCGTTACGATTTTTGATGCCGAAACTAAGGAACCGATTCGCGAAGTTTTCTACTGCAACACTGGCAAGAAACTTGCACGCTATGCGATCGATCTCTGGAATAACACTGTAAATAAAGCAGGGGCGATTGGTTCCGGAGCGGTTGAGGATTCGTCTTGGTTCCAGGGGATGAACGTTGGCGAATTCGCTGTTGTCAAGGGAGGTTATCAGTTCCTATACATTGACCCTCTAAATCCTGACGCTCCTATGTTATCCCTTGACGGTGGCATCTTAATTGGAGTCATGCCTGAAACTTTCATTCAAACTCCCAAAGGACGGTTTTATTTCGTTGGTCAGTCACCCCAAGGGCGCGGTTGGATGCTAGAAGGAACGTTTGAACTTGCATCCGTCAACTCCCTTTGGAGGCTCGGCTGCTTGCCCTGTACAGGGGATACTGGACCCATTGCTCCTTGCTAAATGTCGAACTCTTCTCAGTCTCTTTGGCAAAGTTACCATAATGCCGTTGCTGCGGGTAACATTAATTTAGCGAAACGGATTCTTCAATCCTTGCAAAACTACAAGAGTAATCCACCTCCGCCCCGTGGCGGATGTGCCAAGTGTAAAAAGAGGTTCTACTAATGGCAGATTCCAAAGAAAAAGATGCTGTGGTGAAGCAGAAAGAACATCTCGCTCAAGAGTCTCTCAGGGTCGCCATGGAGGCCATTGGCCTTCTTCAGGACCAAATGTCTGAGTGTTCTACTCGCGATCTGGTGCAAATCTTCTCTGCCTCCGTCAAGGCGCATCGAGAAATCACGGAAGATATTGTGGTGTTGACTGCTAAGGAGTCCCCTTCTGAGGAGTCTTTGGCTCGCGAGTATGACGGTAAAGTAGAGGAATTACTTAAGAGAATTAGCAACTTCTAATGCGCCCCATTATAACCAAATCAAGCCTGCTGGATGAACACAGCACCTGGCGAAAATACATTCGTGGGATCCAAGAGTTAGTGGTCATGGAGGCGCCTGCTTCTGTGATTGAAGAGTACAAGTATCGTGCGGCTCACGATTGTTTTCTAGCTTTTTGCGATATCATGAAGAAAGGCGATCTTAAAGTCGTCGCGTTTCACGAAGTTATTGGTTCTGCTTTTGAGGATTTAGCAAACCGTAGATACAAACGTCTTATCGTCTCGTGCCCCCCGCGATCCGGTAAGTCTATGATGGCCTCAATGTTCGTGGCGTGGTTGCTTGGGCGCGATCAACAGACACAGCACATTATCGCATCTTACGGTCAGCAGCTGTCGGGGAAGTTTCACAAGGATGCCATTGGATACCTGAAGCACCCGGAGTTTCGTAAGATTTTTCCAGACTGGAAAGGGTTCTCCCCGGACTCCAAGTACGACATGTTGGGCGGAGGATACATTCTCCCAACTTCGGTTGGTGGTGTGCTTACCGGTTTTACCGCAGGTACTACTAACATCACGAGTCCTGGTGTTGGCGCTATGATCGTGGACGACCCGCTAAAAGATTCCACATCCACAGCAGCGTTGGAAGCGTTGGAGTCATGGTGGGGGGAGCAAGCATCAACTCGTCGCACCAATAACTGGTGTCAAATGGTAATTGCTACGCGATTTCACAGCCATGACTTGCACGGCGTTTTGCTGGAGGCGGACGGGGTTTATGACGAGGTTGAAAATCCCACCGGTTGGCGCTGGGTAAACATTGCGGGTTTGATTGAGACTGCCGAACAAAGGGCAGATGATCCTTTGGAGAGGGACATCGGGGAGAGTCACTGGCCGAGCAACACAGCATTTACTGTGGACATGCTCATGGCGCAGAAGCGAACCATGGGATCATTCGCTTTCTCCGCTCTTTATCAGGGAAACCCGGTTGCGGCAGAAGGGCAGATCATCAAAGATAGTTGGATCACAAGAGTTGACCCTAGTCAGTGCCCAGGTTTTGACCTTACTTGGTTAGCGGTGGACTGTGCGTTCTCCGAGAAAGAACTGGCGGACGAAACCGCAATCTGCGTTGCTTCAATTTCTCATCGGTTTCCTGGAAAGGTTTTCGTTCGGGAGATGATTACAGGCAGACTCGGATTTCCAGACCTGATTGCGAAGGTGAAACATTTGTATTCTTTCTACGATGCTCGTGTGCTCTGTATTGAGAAAGCGGCGTCTGGTCAGTCACTAATTCAAATGCTCAAGAAAGAGGCAAAGATTCCGATTGAGGAAATGAAACCGTTGAAGTCAAAGACGGTTCGTCTGCAAGCAGTTGCACCCCTAATGGAGTTTAATCGGGTCCAGTTTGTTGAGGGTGAGTGGATTGACCCCTTCGTTAAAGAACTGACGACATTCCCTTTTGTCAAACACGATGACCGGACAGATGCCTTCACCTGGGCATTGACTTATTACTCCATGAAACTGGATAAGGTCGACCAGGGATTGCAAGATTCTATTATCCAAAATAAACGGTTTTTTGGAGATTTGACGAGACCGGGATTTGGCGATAAGAACGTATTCTCCCATCTTTCGCGGGGTCGTTTACGAATGTTCCCTGCTGACCATGCTATAAACGACCCTGACTATGATTCTGTTAGCATGGATGCAGACCCTCGATCATCTTTCGCAAGGGGAGTGCGATCTGGCAAGCGAAACATCGGTTGGGATCTTGAGATGTGAACGCGATGGAACCGCGTAAAAAGTTTCTGATGTTTATTCATTAGAACCATGGCAAAC